TTTCTCTAGCTACTATTTTATCAGATTCATTTTTCATAAAAGGTACTTTACCTCCATCATCAAATCTTTGTATTCCTCCGTATCTATGTTTTTGTACATTAGATTCTATTTTAGGTTTACCTGTTTTTGAATCTATGTATATTCTATCATATATTTCAAAAGGTTTTGTTAAACCAAGCATTTCTCCAGGATTTATACCTGAACCAGTACCTTGATCAAATTTATCATAGTATGAAATATAATCTCCTTTTTCATCTTTACCTTTACCTAATGTATATCTTCCTAATGCATTTGAATGATGTTCTGAACCTTGTTTTATTGTTTTATGTGCATTTGGTCCAGCACTACTATATCCACTAACATTCCAACTATTATCATTTAATTTACTTTCTATTCCTTTGTCTAAATTTCCTGAAGATACTCTTTCATAATTTTGTATTACTTCATTTATAAATGTAGGATCTTCATTTAATGAAATATATTTTGCGTTTTTATCTTTTGAATTTGCTGGTTTATTTTGACTTTTTTTTAATACATTATGTTCTAATGGTTGACCTCCATAATATTTATATAAATCTCCTAATGGACCATATTTTTCATGTCTATTATATCCAAATTGATTTCCAGACGCTAAAGAACTTAATCCTGGAATATTACTTAATATACCTGGTTTAAAATCTTCTCTATATGTTAAAGGTTTATTATTATTTAACCACGCTATTTGAGCTGCTCTTTTTTCTGAAGAATAAGGATCTAATAAATGAGCTTTATACTCAGCTTCAGATTTATAACCACCATTATCAAACTTTTGAATTCCACCGTATTTATACTCTTCATAATTTCTCATCATTGGAGCAACTTCTTTATAATGTTCTGCAAAATATTCAGCATCTTCAGCTCTTGAAAATTTAAAATCTTCAGAACTAGGAGTTTTACCATCAACAAGTTTTAAATTCTTATCACCTTTATCTTGCAATAAAGGGACAGCATATTCATCCATTGAAGTCATATAATGAGTACCCGTACCTTTAGGAGTCATACCAGTTTTAGGATTAGGACTAACCATTCTTAATGCAGCAGGATTTCCATAATGAGCTTCGGTAGCAATTTTTGATTTCATCATTCCTGTCATTCCATCAGACTTACCACTATTACCAAACTTCTTGTAACTAGTATTATAATCACTTACCATATCACGATAAGACATATCAGGATTAGCCTTTTTGTAAGACTTCATCAAATCCATTCTTTCTTTTATTGGTAACTTATTATACATTCTTATTTATATTAAAAGTATTGTTTTTACATAATCTAACATCATTACTATTGTAATGTTTTATCATACCATTTTCTTCAAGTGCTACAACAAATATTGTATTTTCATGTGGACCATAGTCCATTATAAATAATACTTGACCATCTCCATGTGGAGTTATTACCCACATAACTTGTTGTAATTCATGGATAGTTGTCATTTAAATTATTTTAAATTTTTTAACTTATATAATGTTTGATAAGTTAAAGTACTAATTTCATCTAATTGATTTTGTATCCATGTTTCTTTAAACATTTTGTAAACTGTTCCATCATCTGTTAATTTAGCTAATTCTTCTAAACATTTAATACTATCACTTTTACTTGCACTAGGTACAACAATTTCAATAATACCATATTTACCTTGATAAGATTCTATTAAACTATCTGTTAAATCTAGTATTCCATCGTAAAATTTATTTAATGCTTTATGTGCAGCAAAAGAACCTGGACCTGTTACTCTTAAATGATTTATATGTATTTCATCTCTTAGTTGAAATAGTTTACCTATAAATATTTCAGGATTCATTTGTGTAAGTTTTATTTTAGGTACTTCCATTATTTTTTAGGTGTTTTAGGTTTAGAGGCAATTTTCATTTTTTCAATCTGTATTTTCTTATCCATCATTTCTCTATCTAATTTTGCTTTTTTATTAGCTAGTTCTATCTGATTAGCATTTTGAACTTTTATAGCTTCCAATTTCTTGTTTTCAAGCTAATTCTTGAGCTTCATTTCTTTATCTTTTAATGCTATTTGAGCTTCATGTTTAGATCTATCATTACCAATCTTAGATTGTTCTAAAAACATTCTAGATGACATCTCTTGTTGTTTTATTGCGTTAGCTGCAATCTCTGAAGGATCTGGTATACCGTTATCATTAAGGTCAATATCTTGTTGTTTATTATATACAGCAATCTCAGCAACTTGTATTCTAGTTTCATTGTTTTGTTCAGCAATATATCTTTCTTGATCAAGTTTAAGATGTTCAAATTCAACTTGTTCAGCATGCATTTGTTGTTGCATTTGTTCAACTTGCATTTGATGTTCTTGTTGAGATTTTTGAGATTCAGCTTGACGTTTATAAAATTCTTCTTCTTTACGCTGTAATAATCTAACTATATCTCTAGGTGAATCATTCATTAATGTTTCAACTATTGCAGATAAATCTACTTTTTCAGATTGTAAAGCTACCTGAACTAATTGATCTAACTTAGCTTTTAATTCAAGATCTTTAGTATTGTTAGTTACAAATACACTAAACTCTGAATTTTCAAATTCATTTTCATCTAGTCTTAATAACTCAATAGCCATATCATCTAAAACGTACTGAGCAACTAATCCTTTTTTATAAGCAATCTTAGCTACTTCAATAACTGCAGTATATGCTCTACGCTTAACTTCAGTATGAGCTTCATATAAATATTCAGTAATTAAAGAAGATTGATTAACAGATCTTTCTACATTACCAACTAATTCAGAATTATTAATAGCACCTAATCTTTGTGGAGTAACTCCAGATACAAATGCTACTTGTGCTTTGATATAATCTAGCATGTTAATATACTGCTGAATAGATTGACTAAGACTTAAATCTATTGCTTGGAACTGATTAAATTTATTAGCTAATTGTCCAGTAGCAGCACCTTTTTTACCTTCTTCAAAACTATTAATAAAAGCAATATTCATTTCTTTTAAATAGTATAACCATCTATCCATGTCAATACCATGACTTGCAGGTATTTGAGCTAAGTCCATTATAAACTTCTTACCTTGATCAGAAGCAAATGCTATTTCTAATCTGTAAGATATAATATCATATAGATATTGATAAGGTTTTAACCTATCAATTAAACTAACTGATTGAGAGTTAGTTGCTTCATATATAAATCCTGTATAACCTAATCTACAGAAATAAGGATTATCTAATCTACGTCTTTGGTTAGGTTTAGGTTTAATATCTGTAAAAATATCTAATCCTATTTTAACACCTTCCCAAGCTTCATTAATCCAATACCATTCTACTTTAGCATCTGGAAAAGCTTCTTTAAATACTCTTGTACTAAATAACTCATCAACTATTTCTGATTGTGGAGTTCCATCTTCATCAGTCCAAGTTAATTCACCAATCTTTTTCATTGATTTCCATTCAACTCTTGTAACCCTAATAGAATAGTTATTACTATTATTTCCATTATAAGCATTAGTAGGAGTAACTCCTGCAAAAGCATTTTGTCCATTAACTACTTCAAACTGAGGTTCAAATCCACCTGCAGTATTAAAAGAACCAAAGGTTCCTCTAGTATAATTTTCTAATTTGTCAACATCATCTTTAGAAAGAATATCACCATACTCATCTAAGATAGTATTAATAGCTAACATTCTTTCTTCAACTACTGCAATAGCATCATCAATAAAAGTTGTGTCACCATCTAAAATAACTGTTAAGTTAACAGGGTTAACTCTACGCATAGCTACTTCAGCATTCTCAATACCAACCCAATAAACTTCTTCTCCTGCAATTAATGCATCTTTCCAACCTTGAGAAAATAACAATCTTGTGTTAAGTCTTTTCTTTAATACTTTAAGTATCTTGTTAGCTTTAGATTCAATTATATCTGAAGGAGTATGTTTTTCATGTTTAAGTATTTCTTCAGGTGGTGGTGGTGGATTCTCTGGATCAGCATTAGGATCTATTTGATAAGCTAAACCTTCTTGTAAAGCTTGAAATATTTTTTGCTTAACTCCTGCTGTTTTACGATTAATATCTTCTGGAGATTCAGATACTACAATATGATTATCTGGTCTTTTAGTTTCTTCACCTATTAATAATCTAATTGGTTCTGACACTATATCATAATGTTGAAACCTAGCTGAAAATGTACTAGATGTATTTACACCCAATGGATCACATATAGTTTCAATATCTTTATGATTTACTTTACCATTGTATAAATCATAATTAATTAACTTTCTAAATCTATCTGATCTTAAATTACTACCGTTAGTATATCTATAATTTGAGTAATAATTAATACAAGACTTACCCCATTCTTTATCCTTTTGGGACATAGGTAATTTTTGTTGAGGTAAATTTTGACCACCTAGGTTAGCATATATATCTTTACTCATTAGTTTTTGCTTGGATTAAATTGGGATTGAGAATTCCTCCTGTTAAATATAAGGTTTTTTTGGTAAAGTCTTTCTAAGAAATCACCAGACGTTGTTTTCATATCTAATAGCTCTTCTACGTGTATTCTGTGTAGTTCGTATGTTTGCAGTACGCATAGCATAACTGCGATAACTCTATCAGTGTTAATATCTCTGTCATATGCTATTAATTCTTTAAGTAAAGGTATTGATTTAATTGTTTGAAATCTACACACTTTAGTTCCTTCTGTTTCACCACTAACTTCTTCATATAACCACTTTTTAAGATATAACTCACATTGGTCT